CGCCTAGCGCCAGCGTTGCCGCGCCCGTGTTGTCATGCGCCGGAATTAAAACCACCATCTGACCGTTTTGATGCTGCGGCGGCGCAGGGACGGGGCTGACGGCGCAGGCGTTGACATCGCCCGTATCGGCGGCGAAGGCGCAAAGCCGCAGCGCCGATGTACCGTGATACGGCAAAAACGAATTATTCCCCGCATGCAGCGCGCCCATGACAATCCAGTCGCTGCCGTCGAATATTTTCAAACGCCAGGGTGTCGCGCTGTCATCCAGCCATATCGTGCCGGCTTCGGCATAGGCGGGGGCAGCGGCGCCCTTGTGCTGCGTCAGCAGGGCTTTTTTACCGTCGTTGTCTTCCTGCCTGTAAACAAGGCCGCTTTTCCCCGCGCCGATGGTCGGGCTTGCCTGTGACATATTCATACTCCTTAGGTTGAAAGCTCTTCGCCATATCCTTGGGCGATGTAATCGAAATCGCGCACGATGCCGCTGCCGCCCGCATTAAAAAACCGGATCAAAAATCCGGCGGGGGTGATATCGGTGAGCGTGTAATAATCACCGCTTTGCATGTTTTGCGCGGTGATCGCGATGGCGGGGGCGGTGCGAAAAGCAGGCGTGAAGCTGACCGCGCTGCCCGCCGCATCGGATATCAGACCGCGCAGGGCAATGCGTCTATCGGGCATATCAACGCGCAAGCCCAGCTGGCTCACAACTGGCGTCACTGTCGGGCTATCCGATTCCAGCAGCAAACGCGCGGCAAAGCCCCGCGCCGTATATTCGCCCAGCGCCGCATCCTGCCATGCCGACCACACGGGGCTGGCGGCGGGGTCGTCCGCCGTGGTGCGGATTTGCAAACGCAACCGCCAGCGCGCAGGGTCTGTGCTGCCATCGCGGTTTTCGACGCTGTCGTGGTCGGGCCAGTCATCGCAGCTTTCGGCGCGGTCGATACCGCCCGCCAGAATATCCGCGCTGACCAGCGATGTGTAAACCGCGCCAAGATCAATGATGTTATCGAATGTATAAATGCCTTCTGTCTGGCTTTCCGCCAGCTGCAGCGTGCCGCCGGATATAGCGGTGCCTGTATGCGGCCCGTCAAAGGCAGGGGATTCAACGGCAGATTCAACCGCGTTATATCCCGCAAGTCCGGCGACGCCGGATATCGCAATAGCGGGCGCATCGCTTTCGCGGCCTCGGATGTCTACGGCCTTCAAAAGAAAACTGCCGACGGCGGCGGGAACGCTCAGCGCGGTTGTGCCTGCGGGAATATGCGCCGCCACGTCAATCGCGCTGTTCCATGCCGCCCCTGTCAGCAGCGGACTGAAACGCAGGATATAATGGCTCAGCCCCGCCGTAGCCGCTGCAGGCCAGCTGATATAGGCCGTGCTGCCGATGATATTCAGCGATAATCCATCAACGGCGGGCGCATCCGGCCCCAGCGCATCGATGCGGTATCCTGCAATCAGCAGCGGCGGTGAAAAAACGCCGCTGTCTGTGATATAGCGCAGGCGCAGGTCATAGGTTTCCCCCTCGCTCAGACGTTCAATCACGGCACGGCCGTCATGGGTGCGGATGATATCGGCGGGGCTGAAAAAACTCTCGTCCTTGGCACGGATATCGGCGCGCAGCGTAAGCGGGCGCGGAAAATCATGCGCTGCCAGCGTCAGCGAGAGCTGGCTGATCGCTGCCCCCTCTGTATCGCCTGCGCGGCTGATAGCCGCCTTCAGGCTGCCAACCTGCGGCGCTGGCGGGCGGCGCAGCTCCACCGGCACGGTTATCTGGCTTGCAAAGGCGGGAATAGCGCCTTTATCCGCGGCATGAATCGCGGGCGCGGCATCCACGCAGGTGATACGTGCCGCCAGATCCCCCATGGGTTCAATCCCGCGCACGACCAGTGCCACGCTTTCCTGCCCGCTTTCGCCAAACAGCGCCAGATCGCCCGCGGCGATCCCCAGTGCCTCGGGCGTTTGCGGCGCAGACAGGCGCAGGGTGGTTTGCAGGCCTTCTTCGGTTTCAAGGGAAAGAACCACGGCGCTGCCATCCTGTCGGCGCACGCGCAGGCTGTAGTTCTTGTCGGCTTGCATATCGATGGCGCTATCCAGCGTCAGGCTGCCTATCTGCGCCGGATTTTCGGCGGCGGGCAGGGTGGCGGCAATCCGCGCGCTGGCCAGGCCAAACATCGGCACATCATGGCTGAAGCGCACCAGATCGCCGCGCGTGCAAACGATATGTTCGATATCGCAGCAAAACGTATAGGTTTCAGGGCGCAGGATGGCGCTGGCCAGATGATACCTGCCGTCACGCCAGGCCTGCTGCGCATCGGTAACGCCGGGCAGGGTGATGGTTTCATAGCGCTGCGCGGTTTCCGCCGTGATGCCGTCGCGGAAAACCAGACGTTCGTCCTGCCGCCAGTCTTTGGCGCGGTTGATAAAACGCACGCGCAGGCCATTGGGCACTTCGTCAAACGCCTTGCGCCCCTGAAACCCCCATGTATTGCGGGGGCTGAAATGCTGCACGGGCACGCTTTGCGGGCGGTCTTCGACGATGCTCCATTTCCCGTCGGTCAGCGATGGTGATGCGCGGCCCGCGGCGGCGATATCCTGCAATACCTCGCGCAGGGACGTGTCGTAATCGATAACCGCATTGAATTCGCGGCCTGCGGCAGCGCAGGTATCGTGCCATTCCTGCAGGCGGCTGATGTCAATCCGGCCATCGGCCAGCGGGCGGGCATTGCCGCTGCCCTGCAAAACATGGCGGTATAGCGATGCGGGGTTGGATGTCGGCTGCAACACCCACGCGCTGCCGTTCCAGTCGGGCAGGATGGATTCGACAATACCGTTGAACCTGTCCAGAATCCCGTTCAGCTGGTCGGTGGCTTTGATGCGCAAGGCTGTCATCGCCAGCCCCGGCATGCGCACGGGATAGGCATAGCGCACGGTGCGCAGCGCCGTCCACACGGTATCATTGAACGTGCGGTCATCGTCGCTGTCGGGCGTCAGGCGGCGCAGGCGCACATCATATCGCCCGCGCGGCACACGGAAACTGATGCTTTGACGCACGGCGCTGCTTTGCTTGGCGCTGAGGCTAAAGCCGGGATAACGCAAGCTGCCCGCCGCGATGTTCACGCGGTTCGCGCTAAATGATACCCCTGCCGTGAAATCGGTATCCGCGCCGAAGCGGCCTTGTTGCGGCTGCCGGTCATCGGTGATGCGCTCTTCCGGAATCATGCTGCCGTCATCCGACCGCCGCTCCACCTGCGCGATGCGCAAATAACCCTCCGGCACTTTGGGCGGCTCCGGCACGTTTGTATCAAAACCGATGCGGTAAACGCTGCCTTGCAAAACTTTCAGCGCGCCACTTGCCGCGTCCATCACGATACGGTCGGTGCGTGTGGCAACGTAGGTGATGCCGATTTTTTTGTAAGCCGCAGGCGCGCTGGGCAGCGTGACGGTGCGTGCCTCGAGCGGCGTATAGCTGCCGCTTGCCGCGCTCCAGCTGTTTTCGCCGGCGGGGCTGTATTGCACCTCAACCTCGACGCCGGTGGCAATTTTATGGCCATTGCCGTTGAAGGCAACCAGACCGCGCGGCAAGGTTAGGTCAACGGATATTTCGTCCGCTTCGGTTTCGGTGGTGCGCACGATATAACCGCTTTCTTCGCGCAGCACGGCTTCCATATCGTTTTGCATCACGCTGTTGCTGTAAAGCGTCAGCGGCGCGTCGTCCGGCCAGCCGTGGCGGGTTTCAATTTCCACGCCGTCAAATTCCGAAAGCGGGGTTTCACCAATCCGCAGGTCGCTGATATCCAGCGGGCCATACCCCCAGATAAAGATCATGCGCAGATATTGGTCATTGCCCACCGTTTCCGTATAGGGCATCGCGCCCAGCGGCGGCATAAAACGGTGGCGGCCCAGCGGGCGCGGCACGCGGCCAAACGGATAGGCCTGATTGCGTGCGCCCTGCAAAAACAGCGTCGGGCTTTCCTTCTGGCCAAGGCCGAAACGCGGCTTGCCGGGCGGGGCCAGCGCATTCAGCGCCAGACGCCCCGCAATATTTACCCCCGCCGTAATCAGCCGCGCGGCGCTGATGCCCATAAACGCCGCCTGTGCGCCCACACCCAGTGCGCCGGCAATGGCCCCTGCAATCACGGGGCTTGCCGCGACCAGCGCCAGTGACAAAACGGTGCGTAGCGGATTTTTGCCGCCGCCGCCGCCCATCGGCACCATGCGCAGGGTTAATGTCGTGCCCGCGCGCGGCCGCACGCGCGCCCAGTTTTCACGCGCGATATGATGCCCGTCGATAAAGGCATGCACATAGGGAGTGACGTCGGGCGCGATGCCGCAGGCGGCGACGATTTCCGCCACGCTTTCACCTGCACGGCGGCGCGCGTTTGTACGCTCCGGCGCAAAAGGATGCGCGCTCAGGCGCACCGCGATGCCGTTATCGCCGTGTGCTTTTTTCAAGGTGTTTGATGTCATGGTGATGTGCGCTGTCCTGTTGCGCCTGTGGCGGCGGAGATGCCGCGGTGGCGGTAAAATCCGTAAATCCGGTCTTTCCAGCGGGTCTGGTCGTATTTTTCGATGGCGCTGTCGATGCGGGCCTCGACGTGCAGCATGTATCCATCGCCCAGCACCACGCCGACATGCAGCGGCAGGCCGTGCAGCCGCAGCACCACGACATCGCCGCAGCGCTCCGTGCCTTCGGTCACGCTTTGCCACATCGGTATCTGGCGGCGGATGACGCCGCTGATATCGTCGAGCGCGAGGGTATGTTCGTATTCCGCGGCAAGCGACGGCAGGGCGATACCGAACTGCTCCCCCAGCACCAGCCGTACAAGACCCCAGCAGTCCAGCCCGCTGCGGTCGCGTCCGTGGTCACGAAAAGGCAGTCCGATATACCGCCCCGCCCATATCGGGACGGGCATGAGAGGTGTCTCCTTGCAGCTGGCGGGGCGCGAAACGCGCATGAAAAAACCCGCCGTGGTCGGGCGGGTTTTTTTGAAACTTAAATCCGTGTGGCTTACATGCCGCCGCCCATGCCGGGCTTGGTGCGGTTGGTGGTCGCCGGTTTGATGCTGGTATCGGCGGAGAAAACTTTTTCAGCCCAGGCGTTCAGGCGCGCGGTGTTGACTTTGTCGGGGTTGGCTGCTGCGAAATCCTGCATGGCCTGAATGCTCTTGCGGTCATTTCCGCTGACGCCATGGCGGCTGTCGATGGCCACGCACCCCAAAGAGGTGCAAAGGTAATCATCAAAACCTGTGGTTTGCCCACCGCCGACGAACTGTGATTTCATTGTATAGCCCCCTTAGCCTGCCTATGGGCAAGTGTTAAAGCATCAACGAGAACCGAGATTCTTAACTGATTTTTAACAGCTTAACCCTATTTTTCTCATCTTACCATAAGAAAATTGAACGAAGGGTTAAGTTCGGGGATTCAAATCGCGATTCCAGTGATTTAACTCCCGCTAAAACAGCCCCGGAAACAGGCTGGGCGAAAAACAGGCCGCCGGATAGGGCTCCGCGGTGAAGTCTTCGACGGTCAAATCCCCCTCCACGGCCTGCGAATCATAGGTGATGTTGGTGAAGCGGAAATCGTCAAACCGCGCTTCCACGACGTCTGGCGCGGCATGGCGGATGATTTCAATCGTCACAAACGGCGATGATGTCAGATTGCGCACGGCCTGTACAATTTGCCGCTCCACGTTGTCGATGCTCAGGCGTGCGCGGGGGCTGCGGCCTTCCTCGTCCTCGGGCAGGTGCAGCGAAAAAGGATAGGCGATGAAATCATTGCCGCGGCTGGTCACATTTCGCCCGCCGCTGCACACGCGGATGGCCTCCGGCATATCCGGATGGCTGATGGTCAGCAGTACGGTAAAAATTTCATCCGTCTGCGGCGCGTGCAGGGCGGCGCGGGTTTCGCCCGTCAGGGTACGGCTCATGCGGCTTCTCCTGCCAGAATCTCAAGCGACAGGCGCACGCGGAAAAATCCGTCGCCTGCCGCTGTATAATCCGGCGGCGCGGCAAAACGGCATGCAACCGCTTGCGTGCGGCGCGGATGCGTGAAGGCAAACGGCTTGATACCGCCCGCCAGCGCCGTTTGATAAAAATCATCCACCAGCGCGCAATCATCGCGGCTGAGCAGAAAATGAACGGTCATTTTGCCGCTGGCGGCGCTGCCGCGGCGGCGCAGTTTGGGCGGGCCTTGTTCCATGGCGGTGCGCAGCACATTGTCGGCCAGCGTTTCCTGCCAGCCATCCAGCAGCGGCGATTGCGGCAATGTTTCAGGCCAGACGATATCGGGAAGGGCGGTCATGTGGTGTGTCCTTATGCTTAACGTCCGACCAGCGAGGGCATCAGCCCGAACAGGCTTTGCAGTACCGATGTCGTTTGCCGCCCCTGCGCCAGCGACTGCGCGACCATCTGGTCAATGGTGATTTCCAGTGTGCGGCGGTCAAAGGCATCGGTGCTTTCGCGCACGCCGACCTGCGCTGCCGTGTTGTTATGCACGACGATATTGATGCCGCCGCCTTCGCGCGTTGCTTGCGGCGTCAGAACCTGGCGCAGGGTTTCGGCCATTTCAGCGCGCAGCACACGTGCCAGTTCCTGCGCGGCGATGCTCCCCGCATCGCTGCCGCTACCGCCGCGCGCGCCGGATGCGCTGCCGACCTGCTGCTGCACGGCGCGGCCCAGCCTGCCCAAGCCTTCATCGGCCAGTGCGCGCAGGCTGTCGCCCAGCTGGCGGCTGCGTTTTTGCATGTCGTCCATGGCGCGGGTCAGGTTTTCGGTGTCGCGGGTGCTGTCCATGACGTTTCACCTTCTTTCGGTCTGTGATGCTTGTCGGGGAACCGCGTCAGCATTTCGTGCATAAACGCGGCGGCAGGCACATCGGGTGGCGCCGCGCCGTGATGGTCGCGCCATGCGCCATAGGCTTCGGCAAGGTCTTGCAGGCTTGCGCCGCGGCGCAGGGTGTCGGGCGTCCAGCCCAGCACACCCATAAAAAAACCGCGCAAACGCGGCAGGGTCAGCTGCCGCGCCGCGCGGCCGGCGGCTCCCCCGCTCGCGGAAACTCCTGCGCGATATCCATGCGCGACAGCGGTGTTAAAACCGCGGCCAGAATGTCGGTGACGGTTTTTGCCACATTCACGGTCATCAGAAAATCTTCCAGCGCTGCGGGCGCAAGGGCGCAGCCTGCATGGCGATAAACGGCAGCCAGCAGCCGCAGCATCTGCCCGTGGCTGGCGCGCGCCGCCAGCACATCGGCAGCAAGGGCGTAAAGGCTTCCGGCCTCCGCCTCCATCACCTCGACCAGCGCCAGCGTGGGGCTCAGCGGCAGACTTCCGGCGGGCAGGGGTAATGTCAGGTACGGCAGATGGTTCATGGCGTGCCCGCCGCGCCGAACACGCCTGCGCCCGCACGCAGCAGCGTGACGCCAAATGTTTCAAGTCCGTCGTGATTGCCGCCGCGCATATAGCTTTCAACCACAAACGGCGCGCTATAGCTGTCGCCGTTCGGAAATTGCAGCAGGAAATGCCGCGCCGTGCGATCAAACGCAACGGTGCGCAGCAATTCTTCGGCGGCGCTGTCCTTGAAAATGCCCTCCAGCCGTAGGCTCAGGCTTTGCACGCCTGCCGCCGCGTTCAGGTTTTGCACGCCGCCGTCGGCCATGCTGGTCGCATCGACGGGCTGGTTGTTCACGGTCATCGCGACGCTGCGCGCGGCGCCGATGGCGGTAAAAATTTCATCTTCGCCGCCGTCGCCGATTTTCAAAAGCAGGTCGCGGCCTTTCTGGCTGGTCATGGGGTTCTCCGTTCTCTGGGGGTTGATTTTGCTTAAATCACACGCTCGACAATCAGCCGGTATTCCATCAACCCTTGCCGCGTTTCGCCATCCGCCATCAGGGCACAGCTGACAGACAGGCGCCGGCACAGTACGGCGATATGCCCTGCGATATTCAGCGCGCCGTCTTCCAGTGCGTCGGCTGCCGCATCTATGATGCGTTTACATTCGCGCTGCCCGCCGCTGCGGCTATAGACGTGCAGGGTCATGCGCACATCTTCGGCATGGGTTTGCTGGGTATCCTCGCTGAAGGATGACATATCGCCGATGACGATATAGGGAAAAGCCGCATCGCGCGGCACGTCATCGTAAATACCCGCGCTGCCCGCCGCCAATAGTCCGCAGAGGGCGGTGTTTGCGCTCAATTTGCTGTAAAGCGCGGATTGCAGGTGCCAGAACGTCTCGCTCGTCATAAAGTTCCTCTCGCTGGGGGGCAGGATACGCCGACACGCCCGTGTTTCAATCCGGTGTGGCGCGGGGTTTGAAAAAAACGGCTAAAAAGCTTATTCTTAAAAAAGGGCGCTTTTCAGATTCTTCATCTCACACATATTTCTCCGGCGCGCCGCCCTGCATGCGTCCGGACGGGGGTTCCTATGCGTTTCAAGGTATTGATGCTGGTCATGGCTTTTGTCATCGCGCTGCCGGTTGCGGCCATGGCAGATTTTCTTGAAGGCAAGAAATCCTACGACAATAAAAACTGGCGCCGCGCCATCGCGCAGCTGCGCCCGCTTGCCGAACAGGGCGATGCGCGCGCCATGGTTCTTCTGGGCAACATGTATGCCGAAGGTCACGGCGTCGGCAAAGACACGACCGAGGCCTTCATGCTCTATCACCGCGCCGCAATGCGCAACAACGCGGACGCCATGCTGGCAACGGCGACGCTGTATCAGGTTGGCGACGGCGTGCCGGTCAATACGCGTCTCGCGATTCTGTGGTTTGAACGCGCCGCCAAGCTGGGGCACCAAACCTCCGCGTTTTTCTACGCGATGCACATGTATCAGGGTAGCAAGGGCAAAACCTTCGATATCAAGCCCGACCATGTCGCCGCGTATAAATGGTTCCGCATCGCCGCGCGCAGCCGTGGCAACCCGCGTCTTGGCAAGGTTGCCGACAAAATGGCCGAACAGGTCCGCAGCAAACTGGATTACAACGACGTCGAAATCGCCGACCGCGAAATTGCCGAATGGACACCGGTAGATCCGCGTAACCTTGGCCCGCTGCCCGAAGAAATCGTTGCTGCCGATACCCCCGCGCCGCAAGAAGGCGATGCCGGCACGCCGCATGATCCCGACGGTCTTGGCGATCTGCAAAAAGGTGACGCCCCTGCCTCCGGCGACGCAAAATCAGATGATAAACCCGCCGACGCCCCCGCAGCGGATAACACCGCCAAAGATGCAGCGCCGGAAGCTGACGCCAAGGATAAAAAAGACGGCCAGCCGTAACCCCGTTTTTTTGATGCCTGCGCCGCTGGTTTAAATATCCTCGCCCAGCAATGTCCATGTGCCCAGGCGCAGGGTATAGCGGCCTTTGCTGCTATCTTTCGTGTTGTCATCGCGCGGCGCCAGTTCGGCAGATACCGCAAACCACTTGACGGCGCAAAGCGCGATATAACACGCCGCAAAAACATAAGCCTGCAGCACAATCAACATCACCGCCGCAAATAAGACGGGCATGGCATAGCGCAGTGCCGCCGCTGCCCCGCGGGGGTTGAAAGCACGTTTCAGTAGCGGCTTCGCATCGGTGCCGCCGCAGCGCCGCCAGTCATGCGGCGCGGGCGGCTCCCCCGCCATCGGCAGCAGCGGCAGCAGCGCGCGCAAATCCGCAATCATCGCGCGGTGTTCGAAACGGTGGAAAAGGCCCATGCCGTAG